GTCACTGCGCCGCCGCGGCTTGGTGACCGCGGGGAGCATCGTGACCGACAAGGGGCGCAAGGTGTTGGCCAAGGAGCTGCAGCTACAGGCCAAGCGGGAGGTGCAGCAATGAAACGGGGCTACCGCAGGCCATTCATCCTGCCAGCCAACACAGGGCCGCTGCCAGAGCGCCCGGTGCTGGAGCGGGCGCAAGCCAGGGAGTTGCTGACACACTGGGAGCTGACCAAGGACAAGGAAGCGGTGGACAGGATGCTGTCTCGCATGGACAGGCTCTACGGCAAAGGCGCTGAGGAGCGCATTAGACAGTACATGAGGGACATCGCCAGGAATGAGCGCCTTGCCGGACAACATCGCTGAGTTCAAGCTGCCCAAGCGCAAGCCCAGGGTGCTGCAGAAGGAGCCACCACCAGACCTTCGCAAGGTGGCTGTGGTGCCGATCAAGGCAGTGTTTGACAAGAAGCTCACCCATGGTGCTTTGCAGGTTCTGGCCGCTCTATGCTCATATTGCAACAGGGCTGGCATTACATGGGTGAGCCAGACTCGATTAGCAAATGATTTGGGTATCACGCAGCAAGCGGTGGCCAAGCAGTTCAAGCAGCTCAGAGAGCAGGGTTATGTGGTCACTGTTCGCAAAGGATTTAGAGGTGAGCGCACAGATACGCTCAGGGTGGTATTTGATAAGAGCGTGGACACCGATACAGCAATAGCAGTGACCAGTGCGATTGAGGACACTAGGCCACCCGTGATGAAAAGGGAGCAGACTATGCAAGAGCAAGCAGACAGAGATGGACAAAGGGTAATCGCCAAAGCAATCGCAGCGGCATTCAGTAAACCAATGAAGGAGAGCAAAGCCATGCCAAAGGCAACCGACAGCAGGACAGTCAGGGCCATCAAGGAGGCCAACCAGAAGGGCGCTCAGAGGCGCACCAGGAGCGCACCCAATCACAACCAGCAGGTTGTCAATCAGGAGGCTCCTCATTCACAACCTAATCACAACCTAGAGGTTGTCAGGAACACAGAGAACACAGATATAGGTTTAACCGTAGGAGATGTTAAAAAGTTAAGAGAAGAAGGTTTAACTGAAGTTGAGATAACAAGTTGTCTTGAGGTTTTGTTGAGCGCGTACGCAGCCGAGGGCATCACGCCCAAGCGCGAGCACCTAGCCGCAGGCATCCTGCAGTTGAACCGGGATGCCAGACGCTGACGGCATCAGGAAGGCCCCTAGAAGGCCCCAGGAGGCGCAAACGACAGGGGGGATAGGCATGGGTAGCGACACAGGGCGTTAGCGCCTTGTAGGGCCTGGAATCGGATGGTGTCACGAACCCCTATGTTCGTTTGGGTTTGTGACGGGTAGCGCAGGGGTGGGGGTGGTTAGGTAGCGCAAAGCAGGGCGGGTGGGTATGTAGATCGAGGTTATGTAGTGTGTAGCGCGAAAAGTGTACTTATCCCCCCCCACCCCTCACCTAGCGCTAGGGGGTATATAACTCAATTTTTCCCCACTATTTCTTGGTAGATGTTTTTTCAAAGGAGTAAATGATGGCTTATGAAAAGAAACCTGGGCAGGGCAGTGCTTGGAAGAATAAAGATAAGAAGGAGGATTGGCATCCTGCATATCGTGGAGATGTGATGTTGCCTAATGGTGATTTGCATTACTTGGACATTACGCCTAAGAGGACGCAGGCTGGTGAGGTATATATTTCTGTGAAGATTGGTAAACAGAAGGGTGCTGGCCAGCCTATGAGCCAACACAGTGTGGACAAGGGCAATGGGTACCAGCCTCAGCCTTCTGATGACTCGGAGATTCCTTTTTGATGGCGAGGCCTAAGTCACAGGTGTCTGAGCAGATCCCCAGCTTGAAGAATTGGGGTGGGGTTAGGTCTGTTCAGAAGAGGCTGGAGAGGAGCAGCACGATTACTGGGAACCGGGAGGCTATTGCTTACCAGATGGTTTCCATGGCGATGACGAACATCACGCACATAGCGACCTGGGATGACCAGGGCAGGCTGAGGGTGAAGACGGCCAGTGAGATTCCTGAGCACGCTCTGGCTTCTATTAAGAAGATCAGTGCGAGGGTGGACAGGGAGGGGAATTCTTATCTGGAGGTGGAGCTATATGACAAGGTGGCTTTGCTGAGGTTGCTTGCAAAGGCCAGTGGGTTGCTGGACAGTCCTGATGATGGGAGTGACAAACCCAGCGTGATTGATGTGAATGTGGTGGCACCAGACAGGGAGGCCAGAGATGAGTGATATTGAGATCATGCGTGCTGCTGCAGAGCGGATCACGGCGCACAATGTAGAGCTGAGGAGCTTCTTGTTGCGTTTGCTTGACCCTGAAGACCTGGGGCACGCTGTGACCCCGGAGGTTCGCCAGAAGGCTACGGTGTTGCTGTCCATGCAGAACATCTGCCCACCTTGTAACAACCGCTGCAGGCAGGGCAGGGACTGTCCTAACAAATGAAATACAAGTGCAAATGCCATCCCATGAGTGCGTTTCACTGGCGCAACCCTGACCGGCCACAGATGATTGACTGGTCTGGGCTTAACCGCGCTCAGGTCTCCTCTGCCAGCTCCAGCACGGTGGTCAATGCCAAGCGGGCCACCGGGGTGGATGTGGCCACCATTCATGGGTTGTCTAATAAGCAGCATCCTTTGAAGCTAGATCCCAAGCACTTCCATGTCTTTATGAAAGCAGTCCATGGCAAGAACTAAAGAGCAGTCTGAGAAGGCTGTGGCCCAGGCTGGCCTGCGTCTGGATTTCAGTAAGTCTCCGGTGATCTATGACTTCATCCAAAGCAACAACTTTGTGCAGGGCATCATGGGGCCGGTGGGGTCTGGAAAGTCCTACGGATGCGCCAGCAAGATCTTCATCAAGGCTGTGCAGCAAAAGCCCAGCCCCATTGACAACATCCGATACACCCGCTGGGCGGTGGTGCGTAACAGCTACCCCATGCTCAAGACCACCACCATCAAGACATGGCTGGATCTGTTTCCAGAGGGCACCTTTGGCCCCATGCTCTGGACACCACCCATCACCCACCATATCCGTCTGCCTGCCAGAGATGGCGCTGCTGGCATTGACTGTGAGGTGATCTTTCTGGCTCTAGACCAGCCCAAGGATGTCAGAAAGCTGCTGTCTCTGGAGCTGACGGGTGCCTGGGTTAACGAGGCCAGGGAGCTGCCTAAAGCGGTCATAGACGGTCTTACGCACCGGGTTGGGCGCTACCCTACCAAGAGGGATGGCGGGGCCTCCTGGCACGGTATCTGGATGGATACCAACCCCATGGATGATGACCACTGGTGGCACAACATGGCTGAGAAGGAGAAGATGACCGGGCCATATGCCTGGAAGTTCTGGAAGCAGCCTGGGGGTGTGATGGAGGCTGATCCTGATCTGCTGCCCGAGAACCCTGAGGCCAATGACCATATCTTTTCTGCTGGTAAGTGGTGGAAGGTCAACCCCAAGGCTGAGAACATCAACAACCTGCCAGCGGGGTACTACCCTCAGATGCTGCTTGGCAAGAATCTGGACTGGATTCGCTGCTATGCCGGGGGTCTGTACACCTATGTGCAAGAGGGCCGCCCTGTGTGGCCTGAATACGATGATGCCTCTATGTCTGGCGACACGGTGGTGGAGCCTACAGTGCCCATCCAAGTGGGTCTGGACTTCGGTTTAACCCCGGCGGCCACCATTGGCCAGCGCCTGCCTAACGGTCAGTGGGTAATCCACCAAGAAATCGTGACCTTTGACATGGGCCTGGAGAGGTTTGGCCTGCAACTGCTGGCCGAGCTGAACCAGAGATACCCTAATCACCAAGTAATGGTATGGGGTGACCCTGCTGGACAGGCCAGAGATGCCATTTATGAGGTGACGGCCTTTGAGTTCCTGAAGACCCTGGGCCTGCGGGCGCAGCCAACGGCCTCTAACGACTTCAAAGTGCGCCGGGAATCAGCGGCAGCCCCCATGCAGCGCCTGATTCAAGGCAAGCCTGGGCTGATTGTGAACAGGGAATGCAAGCTCCTCCGCAAAGCCCTCGGCGGCGGGTACCATTTTAAGCGAGTTGCGGTAGGAGCGGGCCAGGAACGCTTCAGGGATGCCCCTAACAAGAACGAGCACTCGCACATTGGCGACTCTTTTGGCTACTTGATGCTGGGGGGCGGGGAATATAACCGCATGACCCGAGGTAATGCCAAGCCCAACACCCAGCCCTTCATTGCTCAGACGGTGGCAAACAGTGAATTCGACATCTTTGGATGACCTGCTGCCAGATCTGCCCTCCCA